CTGATGCTACCACCTTGATATCTAAACCTTACACTCTTAGATGCAGAATCAGAATAGGTATTAGGATCACGCTTGACTTTGTTTTGATTGGTATCAGATAACTGCCAACCAGATGTATCAGTCGTAAAGCTAGTGTTATTGAGTAGGTTGTCCGTAGTCGTTTCTGCGTGGCTTGTTAATACCACCATGAACGACATTATGATTGACCAACAGATTATTGTTTTCATCTAATATTCCTCGTTTACGATATTCTTTGATTGCCTCATCTCCTATCTTGCCATTGATGGGACAGGGACTGCCTGCCGCTATCATTGATTTAAAGACATCTGGGTCTTGACACATTAGAGCTGTCGCACTCACACGAAGGCCTAGGGAGGCTAGGAGCTTTGCGTTCTTCCTGCGAGTACATGCCTTATCTTCTATATGTGTACCAAAACTAGAATTAAATATACCTGTTCCTAATGCTCCGCTAACACTAATAATACAAACATCATTACCGCTACCAATAGAAAGACTAGGACTGATTGCTGATGCTGGCGGCTGGTCTTTATAATATATATTTGATGTGCTATCTGCTGCAAAAATTTTTGTTGAGTAACTTGTTGCTACTGCAATAACAAAAATTATTTTAAAAATTTTCATTAGCCTTTAGGATATTTATCCTTGGTAACTTTGATCTGTGCTTTCCAAGCGTCAATGCCATCATTGTAAATCTTATCTAGTTGTTCTTCTATAGATGGGTACTCTGCTTTTCTTTTTCTAGCATAGTCAAGATTATCATAAGCAGTAGATAACTCTGCTTGTTTTGCTAGGATATCAGCTTTAGCTATGGGTGTAGTATTCCACTCAATATTATCTATATCTTCGTTTTTAACAGTACATGATGCGTTAGCATCTATAGCTAGTATTGCTGATAATATATCTTTGCCTGGTTCTGTATTCATTATTCAAACTCCACTAAAGTTACATGTGTTCTTGTTCTATGGGTATAAGATGCATCCGTATCATTTTGTGTACGGTTTACATAGACAGTTGTTGCTCCATCTCCAGCACCAAAATAAAATTTATAACTTACTTGTGATGTTGTATTTGGACTATCTACTATTGTACCTGTTATGGTTGTTGCTGCTCTGTTGCCATCACCATTGGTATCATAGTTACCAAACAATCCTCCTTGTCTACTACTTGCTGCTGTACCATCTAAACCTGACACATGAGCATAACCACCACCACCTATATCTCTATACAACCTTACACGTAAACCAGCATGTTGTGCATGTTTTACTTGGGGTATAGTGAAATGTATCATAACTTTATGTGATGTAGATGATGGAGTAATGGTATACGCAATCGTTCCAGCATGGTCTGATGTAGAATTAGTTATGCTTATTGCATATAAAGTAGCATCTGTTGCATGGGTAATTTGTTTTATCTTACCTGACGATGGGGTAGTAAATGATAACTGTCCAGAGCCATCTGTCTTTAACACTTGATTAGCAGAACCATCTGCTTGTGGATATTTTAATCCATCAATAATGACATCACCTGTACCATTAGGCGTTAGACTAATGTCATTGTTTGCACCATCAGCAATAACGATAGAACCAGAGTTAGTACCATTATTGGTATTTAATGTTAGGTCGCCAGTACCTTGTGTTGTGATCGTAGCATTAGCATTGTTATCACCTACTTGTACTGTATCAGCACCAAGGTTAATATCACCTGTGCCATTAGGAATAATATCAATATCAGCATTTGAGGTAGATACAATGTCTTGACCATTGACATCTAAATCACCGCCCAGTTGTGGTGAGGTATCACCTACCACTTCTGTCAATGCTGTACCTACACCTAACTCTCCTGCATCTACTTTTTTCAATGCACTATCTGTTGCATCAAAAAACATTAAGTGATCGCCTGATGCAATAGTTGTATCAGCTAAACCGCTAATGACTGATGGGTCTAGGTGTTCTTCCGATATAGCATCGTCTGCTATTTTGGCAGAAGTAATTGCATCAGCAGCAATTTTTGCAGTCGTAACTTGTAAATCTGCAATGTGTGCTGTGTCAATGCTGCCATCGGTATAGTGTTCAGAATCTACTGCATCATCTGCTAGTTTTGCACCTGTGATTGCATCGGCTGCTATTTTCGCTGTGGTTACTTGTAGGTCTCCAATGTGTGCTGTATCTATAGAACCGTCTGTATAATGTTCTGAGTCTATCGCATCGTCTGCTATCTTTGCTCCTGTAACTGCATCAGCGTTTATCATTGCTGTTTCTACAGCGTTATTAGCAATAGTGGCTGCTCCTGTGCTGCTAATCGTAATATCGCCTGATACCGCTTTGTTATCAAAAGAATCAGAGCCATCATAAATTAGTATATGACCCGATGCTAACGAGCTAATGTTGGTATCAGTTAGTTCAGCCAATGTATCTGATGCTGCAACGCTAGCATCAACATACGCTTTGATTGATTGTTGAGTTGCCAGTTTAGTTGCTGAGTCAGACGACATATTATCTTCATCTGCTATCGTAAACCCATCAAATTGATTTAACTCTGCTGTTGTCAAAGTACAACCATCTAGTATATTTAATTCTGCTGCTGATGCGGTAACGCCTGTTAAAGCAAAAGTAGATAACTCTAATCCTGTTCCATCAGAATTATATTGTATGTGTTTGCCTGCGTTATCAGACACTGTTTCATTGTATGGTAAATACAATGGGCCTGATGTAGTAAATTCTGTGCCTGTTACTGTTCTGGTTGTTGTTGGAGAAAGCTGGATAGCTCTATCCAAGTTTTCTAATATTTGCTGTTGCCTTATTAAAATATCGTCAAACTCAGCATTTAAAGATGTTGTGCTTATTGCTGAACCTGTAGAAAAAGCTGTTGTTCTGGCATGGCCTTTGTTGCCAATAATTGTTACCTCATCTCCTGATGTAACTGCCGAACCAAAATTAACCGTTCCTGTTCCATCTGCATTTAATGATACTGAGTAATGAGTTGTTAATGTTTTTAGAGTATCTTCAACATAAACTTTTATATCTGTATCTGCCTCTACTTGAAAAGAAAACGCAAACGCTGTGCCACCTGTACTTGTGTGCTGCTGCCTTCTTGCTACATCGTTAATATCAAAAGTTGCCATTATTGCCTCTTACCTGTTCGTTTAAATATCTCATCCATCTCGTCAATCCTTGCTTTTATTTTTGGATATTTTAAAAACCATTGTTGTTTACCTGCTGTTCTATACCTACTTACTACATTTTTAAATAAAGTTATTTGTTCTCCTACTGGAGCATTTTTAAAATCATCCATCTGTATCATTTCTTTTAAAGCATTTAACAATACAGGCTCGCCCGTCTCTTCTGGGTCATTCATAAGTCTAATCATATCGTTATATTCTTCTGTACTCAAATATATTCCTCTGATTTTTCTGTCTGGCATTGGAATCCCAAACCCGTATTTCAACATAAAATCGTCAACCTCATTGAACTTTGTATTGACAACCTTGAATGGTGATATAATTGTGCCTTCCGCTCCAGTAACATCTTCTCCCCACAAGTTTAACTTGACAGGTAATTCTCTGTTATAAAAAGGACTTTCTTTTCTCAGCTTATTTAATTCTTCGTAAACAGCTATTATTGTTTGATTAATTCCATACTCTTCATTTCTTAATTCGTCAACCTGTAATTGAGTTAAAGATTTATCGTAAATATTTTCATCTCCTATTTTATCTAAGTATCGGCCAAAACTACCAAATGGGTTAACAATAGGCCCTGCTGTAGCTGGTATTATTTTTTTTGTTAAAAAAGAAATCATAGCATCAAGTTTGTTTTCTTCATCGCTATACTGAAACCTAGAATAAGCTGATTGAAAATCAGTAAATATAGTCATAAAAGGTTGACTTGTTAAATAAGGAAATATTGCTGTTATATTAGCATAAGCTAATCTTATTGTTTTTTCATCCCAACCGTCAGCATCTCCCCATTGTCCAGGTTTCATTAAAAACTGAGCAGTGTCTGCTGAAATAGCAAGTAACGCACTGATCGGTTCAAACCTTGAATATGAACGGCACTCAAAATTGCCAGCATCTTGTTTTGAACATATTGAATATGGCTGCAAACCTTTTCTAAAAAACGCTTGTCTTTCTGCTCTACCATAAGGAGCTTGCCCTGTAATAAAGAAACCTCCTTCATCTTCCGCTCCTGAACCATAAGTTAGCATACCCCACGAACTCATAATTCCAGTGCCAGTTAACATTTTTGAATGGGCTAGCTGCATTGCTCTTTTGCCGTTTCTTCCTAGCAAATCATCTCTTATTGCTTTGCTACCAGGCATACCAGGTATAATTAATGTTGGATTTCTTTTTGCAACCTCTAAATAAATATTAGTTACTGTTTTATAAAACGGTACAAATATTTTTAGCGAAGGATGATTTAAAACTCCTTGTAATTTTTTAAACGCTCCGTCTGGCAGCTCTTGTTGGAATGTGCCTTGCAACCCTTCTTGTTTAATTATGTTTTGATCTGCAACCGATGGATTTGTTAATACTTTAGTTGCTGCCTCTCTGGCCGCCTCTTCACTTCCCCCTGTGTTGATAATCTCATTATATCTTCTTCTTGCTAGTTGTTTTTGTGCAACAATATATAAAACACCTTTGGTCATCTCATCAGACGCAACCAAAAAAGTACCAGGTATTCTTGCGAAATGGCCGTAAGCATCTAGGGTTTTTCCCATAATATATTTTGTTTTATTGTTTGGGTCTTTCCATGATGGATGTAAAACATCTGTGCTAACAGCTCGGTTTGACCCTAAGTCTAATTTACTAGAAGATGCTCTGCCACCACTTTTTAATGTTTGTATAAAAAACTCACCACCTACTTTGTTTGCCTCTTTAAAATTATAAACAAGCTCCATGGCCTCACTAAGCATTACGCCATCTGGGTTATTGTACCCAGGTATTTTATTTAAGCCTGCTGCTATAAATTGTTCTCCGTATCGCAAAGTGTTAAAAGTTAAATTTGACACAAAGTTAACAACATGTGTTATAGGAGATGCAAGTAAAGTGTTTACAAAAACCTCAACGCCACCGTCTACGATTTTTCTAAACATTCCTTTTCTTACCATGTCTTGTTGTTTGTCTAATGGTAAAATTAAAAATCTTTTATGATATGCAATCATGTCTGATGGATTGCCCTTGTTTAATTCTTCTATACCTTTTAAAACAGTGCTTAATTCTTCGTTGCCAAAACCGTTGTAATCTTGTTTTGCTAACGCACTAAATCTTAATTTTCTAGCTGTTTCTGACATATCTCCTGACACCCTAGAAAGAAACAAACCATAGACTCTAAAATATTTATTTGCTTTTTCTAATAGCTGTGGGTTTGTTGGGTCAGTTTCTAAATTTTTAATAGCATTAACATATAGCTTTCTCATAACCATTGTTTCTTGTATGGCTCTGTATATTTCTACATTTCCTAAAATGTCGCCTTTTTTTCTTTTTAAAACACTTCTATATAAATCAGGTAAATTTAATTCACTGGCTAGCTTTCGGATTGTTTCATTATCTACTGTTTGGTTGCCGCCTTGTCTTGTTATTTCGTCTGCAAAACTAAACTTTACTAAATCATCTAAATTGTTAATTTCGTCAGGGTCAGTAGTTCCCAATCTTTTTAATATATCGTCTACATTACCCTCTAATTGTTCTATAGGAATTTGGTCAAAATCTTTTAAAATACCGCCTACGCTGTCATACTCAATGTTGTCAACAACATCTAGAATAACTTGCCCGTTTTTTTGCTGTACTAAATCTCCTTCTGGTAGATTTCTTTCATCTAGCATTTCCTCTATTTTTTGTTTTTTTGCTTTAATGTTTAACTCATCAATGCTTTTGTCTTTTAAATCATCTTGCGGCACATCTTCGCCTTTAATGTTTTTAATTGTAGATTTTTTTGTTGTTTCTGTAGTTGTTTTCTCTAGTATTTTAGAAATACCGCCTGCAACTTGTATACCTTCTTCTGGTAAATCTGAAAAAACAGATGAGTCAAGATCAGCAGCATCTAACGGTTTGCTGTCTTGTTCTAGCTCTTCTTCTTTTGTATCTACAAGAATAGACGATTCTTGATTGCCTAACAGATCGTCTGTGTTAAGATTTTTTGCTGGTGGAGTTATGTCTTTAATCATCTTTGTTCTCTTCTTTTGCTTTTAATTGTTTTGCTGTTGCTCCTAATCCAGCAACAACTGCTCCTTTAGCTAGTGTTGATTTAGTTTTGCTTGCACCTGTTTTTAAATCAACCTCAAATCTAATAATGGCAGATTTTGATTTATTTTTAAACTTCCTTATTAAATTAGAGTCCCACTCTGTTTGAGTATATTTTTTTCTTTCAGCATAAGGAATATGAGATTTGTCAATTAGTTTATTAATTTTTCCTGGTCTTATTTGTATTTCCATTGTAGTAGAAGGGTTGTTTGGATTTACAACTTGTGCGTGATAAGACCCAATGTGAGGTTTATATTCAACATCTAGCACCTCAAAATTTTCTTTTAATTTAGGTATTATTTCATTTTCTATTTGTTTCTTTGCCTCTTTAAATGTTCCTGGAATTAATATTCTGTGTCCTTGTAGGTCTCCCATCTCTGATGGATTTTTGTTCTTTACTGTCATTTTATCAGAAATACTTTGTTGTTTTTTTACCCTTCCAAAAGTCTCTGCTTGTTGCCCGCCAGATTCATACTTAGGATTTACTACTTTTAAATTAAATAATTCTGCTATTTTATCCTGATTAGGTTTAAAAGTTTTTTTATGAATATCTAACAGCTCTTCTAAATTATCTGATGTGTGATATACTTTATCTTGTATGGATATTTTTAAACTATCAGTGCCGTTGTTTTTTGACGATGAAGATAATATATTGTCAGTGTCATCAGACAATGTATCTGTTGTCTGGGACGAACCAACCTCGTCTTTTGTGCCTACAGAAAAGCTAGGCCCTTCTGCATTTGAATCAGTATCTAGACCAGTTGTGCCATCACTTGATCTGCCATTTAAAGGACTATCAGAAGATATGTTTGAGGTTGTTGATTGAGCGTTATTTTTAGCTTTTGCTGCTAATTTTACGACTGGTACAATTAACTCCGCTAATATACCAATAGGAGAATCTCCTAAAATATTTTTAAATTTTTGTTCAGCAACGCCTGCTGCGGTAGGGTCATTGCTAACCTCACCAAGATATTCAACTATACCACCAATTATCTTGCCGCTAGTTTCTTCGTTAACATTAAAAGTGTCTTTTAAAAAAGTAGCAAAATTACCTTCATCGGCTGGAGCAACGGCTGTAACTAAAGCGGTTTCTGCTCCTAGACCTCTTAATACAATTCCTTTTAGACCTGGTATCTTTAACACATTGTCAAACATTTTGTAGATTCCAACTCCTGGCACTAGGTACTGACTTATTGTTTCTACGATTGTGCCGTAAGTTTCATTGTCATATTTTAATACACCCGAAGTTAATTTAGTTTCAAGGTCTTTATAGTTTTGATTAAATTCCATAAAATCTTCTTCGTTTAGCACGCCTAGCTGCGTTAGGCCAAGTCCTCCTAATTCAGTTAAACTTTGACCAATATTTACAACGGCTCTTGCTGCTGCTGTGCCTGTATCTACAACTACACTAGCAGCAGTGTTTTCATCAGGACTAAATGAGCTAACAATATCATCAAGCCTAAATCCTTCTTTAAAACTATCAAGATAAGATTTGTTAGGGTCAGCATGTTCAAAAGTTCCTGTTTGTATGTTGTATTTTTTGTTTTTACTTTTTAAATATCCTTGGCCAGGCACTACATCAAAGTCATCTTCTGAGTCATATGCCTCAATACCTCGCAATATCTCTAATGTAATGTCATCGTATTCTTCACTCATCTTCTAATGCCTTTATGTATTCGTTCAAATCTTCTATTAAATTATCTAATTGTAATTGAGTATAAGTGTGTAACTTTTCTCCTTCCCAACTACCAATACTTTCAATCCCCAAAAAATCAAAGCCAAGTGGGTCTACAATAGGGTTTGCATTTTCTCCCGTAAATTGTTCTTGGATAATTTGCAAAGTATCTCTAATATGAGTAACTTCTCTTACATCATTTAACGCTGCATCTATTTCAGTAACGCTTGCAGTTTCAAAACTTTTTTGTTCTTTGTAATCAGGCAAATCGTATAAATGATTATAAGCGTCATTAAATTTTTTCTTAACCAATGATGTTCGTAAATTCTTTTTTAGTGTTGTTTTTATATTGTTTTTAATTTCTTCTTCTTTATCTTTTTCTGTTATTCCTCTAGCAAAAGCTATAATTTCATTTTTTGTAACATCTGGGTTGCTATCTACATATTCTCTAAGTTCTTCTTTTTTTTCAGCAAACTTTTTTTGTAAAGCAACTTTTGATTTTTCTCCAATGTTTATTAAACCTTGCGGCATGTAATGCAATTTTAAATGTTCTGTTGCAAAACTCATTCCATCTTTTTTGCTTGTTTTTAATTCTTTTGCGTAATCTTCAAATGTTTTTGCACTAATGTAATTATTGTTTTTTGCCTCTACTAAATCATCTAATGATAAATCACCTAGCCTAATTCGTTCTTCAATCAGTTTTTTTTCAGTAGAGTCAATATACATACCACTGTCTATATCGCCTTGTAACTTATCATTAAATGTTTCAAACTCTGCTGCTCCCATCATTACGCTTAAATCTTTTTGTATTTGATAAACTCTTGCTAAATCTTGTTCGCTGTTTTCATTTATTTTTAGATCAATTAATTCTTCTTTTAACTCTGTTATGGTTTTTGTAAACACAATATTTTTTTCTTTTTCCATTAACTCAGTTGTTGTATTTAAACCTTTGAGCCAATTCAAAGCATCTTTTCTAATGTTTTGTTTTTCATCTTCTGGCAAAGAGTTATATATAGCTTGGCTGTCTTTATCTCCATTAAATGTACCATTTATAACGCCTTCTAATGCTGTATGCCTAAACTCTTCTGTTCTATTTTGCGGAGAATCTAACCTTGTAAATAATTTATCTTTTTTGTATTTAATTATTTTTGTATTCCAATCTTTTGTAAATGTTGTTATTTGACTTACGGTTGCTCCTAAATCTTTCATAATAGATATTTCTTTTAACAGTTCTCTTTGTAATACTTCGTCTAAATTAACCTCAATAGTTTCTCCTGTTTTTCGGTTTATAGCTCTTACATTGTAAGAATCACCCATCCAAACTTTTAGTTTATTAGTTAAAGCGTTGTTTGCGTATGCAGCAACTGTTATTTGCTGGCTGGTTTTGTATTCTTCTATTTTTTTTACACCAAAAGATTTTCCGTATGTAGCTTGCGTTGTATTGGTTGCATTAATAAATTTTACTCTGGTTTCAGCGTCTACGCCTTTCATTGATTCTAAATAGCCTAATTTTATATTCTGCGTAATCCCTTGGTATTCTTCTAAACTTATATTTTTTTTAATTGCATCGTTGTATACCACCGCCATTTCTTCTTCGTATTCTCTTAGCATGTGAGACGACAATACAGATAATTGCGTTTGTCTTTTTGCTTTTCCTCTAGTAGTAACAGTATTGCCACCAATTAAATCTATTTTTTCTGTGTCTGTTGAATTGGCCCATTGATCTACATTTATTGGTTCGTCTAAAGCCTCTAATGCTCCTTGTTCTGCCATCTGTTGATCGTACATTTTAAAAGCAACATCAGTAAGCTGTCCTATTCTTTGCTCTAGGTTTTTTAAATTACCAGTATATTCGTTTGTTGCTTGTGCGTTCCCTTGTGGATTAGAAACGCTAACTCCAAAAGATTGTCTGCTGTATGGTTTTATAACTCTAGCCATTTATCATCCTCTTAAAGATTTTGGACTGCTTAAATAAGTATTACTGCTGTAACTAAACGGACTACGGTTTATACTTCCTGCACTAGGATTAAATCCTGGCGTGCCTGTACTACTTGCTCCGCCACCACTTCCAAAACCGCTCATACCAAGATTTACTGCTCCGCCAATAATTGTCATAAGTGCTGCGTTGTAACCTGCACGCTTTGCATTATCTCCTGCTATTTTTAAATTTCTATATTCAATAATGCCTAGCTTGTCATCTAAATCCGCTTGTATTGCTTGAACATTAAAATCTTCTGCTCCTAAACGATAAGCATATAATGCGTGTGTTAAAGCTGAACCAGAAGAAGGGTCTGCTCCTCCCATAGCTTTGTAAGTAAACAAAGTAGAAACATTACGATTTAAATCACGCAAAACTTTCACCCCTTTTTCTTTACTGTTAACTACAGATGTTCTAGTTCTTAATTGAGATAATTTTGCCTCGCTGTCGTAATATTTTTGTTTTGCTTTTCCTGCTTGTATTTGTGAGTACGCTTGAAATCCTGTACCTGCTACGATTGCTGCCATTGTCCAAAACATAATTATTGTCCTACGCTGACTTTATATTCAGCCGCTAAAAGTGTAAAAAATAATGGTTGCGATTGCGTAAATGTAATCTGGCCATTCTTCGTATATCCCAAAATAGGTTTCCTCCTTTTTTGTCCTGTAAAAAACGGCAAGCCGTCTCCTACATTATAGGTATCACCAAGTAAAAAATCTATTTCTTTACCGTTAATTCTAAGATTCTGCGTTAAATAAACAATAGCTGTTGCGTCTACTATTCTTTTTTTAGAGGCAATAATATTGCCGCTAGCAAGTTTTGTTTCTACAGGCATTGTTTTTATTTTAGGAGTAAAATCCAATCCAGCCTCGCAATAAGTTACTGGCACAGCATCCATAGTAATTTGATTGCTGTCTACGATTTTGTCTGTTTGCATAGCATCATCTACGATTACTTTGACATTCTCTCCGTTTAAGTGTGTTAATCCAGTAAATGTTGTATTACTTGGTTTTGACCCACCGCTCAATAATACGCTTGAGTCTGTAGTCATGTCGTCATTAAAACACTCAACATTGTAAATAGTTGTATCATTAATAACTCGTTTTACTACACAATAAATAGTGTCTACATCTACAGCAGTTCTAATGAAAGCATCAGTATTGCTAAAATTAGTAACTGTAAGTCTAGTATTATCTGACGATGTAACCGTTAAGTTATCTTCTCCTGGCACTCTTCTAGTTACAGTAATTACGGCTGCGGATGGGTTATTAACAATAAACTTGTCGGTATCTTGAAAAGCAGTAAAGATATTATCTGCTGTAGTATTGTTGTTTGTATTAGGCCTAAACCCAAATGTGCTGTCTGGTGCTGAACTACCTGCGGTCTCCGATGTTAAAACAATTTCGTTACCGTCATTATCAGAAAAAGTTAAAGTTGTGCCTGCTGCAATATTAGCATAATCTGATACAGTAATAGTGCATGTTTGCATGCCTGTACTAGCAAGAGATGGAGCAATAACATTTTGTCCTCTAAGAATAGAATACATAGCCATTGTGCCATCTGTGTTTACTATCATTAGTAAATCGCCATCATCAGTGCTAGTTGCTTTACGCAAAGCCATGTCAACAGGCGTTGACAATAAATGACTGCTTAATAATGATATGTTGTTTGATATGTAAGATAATTCAACATCACTAAATAAAAACTCTCTTAACGCTTTTCCAGAGCGTTGTATAAACAATGTGCCACTTTCTGCTCCTAGCGGTTTTATGCCTTCTAAACTGCCTCGTCTGGTGCTACCTTGCACTACAACATTGCTAGGTGTGATTGGGTCTAAGTCTGATTGAGGTAGAAAAAACTCTCCGCCTTTAGTAAATATTTGTAAGTCTCTACCAGAGTGTAAACCAGTTATAGCGTTTACTTGCGATGTGTTTATGGTTAGATCAATCGCATCGTCATCTAATCCTTCGCCAGGATTAAAATCAAAAAACCTAGCTACCCTAGATGCAAAAATAGTATTAGGCCTTGATTTACTGCCGCCAAAGTAAAGACGCTGTTCGTGAAATGTAACCGTTCTAGGATAGCCGTAAGTTGCTGACCACACATCTACATAGTCTGTTTCTAAAAACCAATCGCCACTAGCTATTGCGTTTGTGTTAAAAAACGGTATTTCTACTATTGCCTCAACCTCGGTTGCACTGTTAAATGCAGTTATTCTAGCTCTACCTAAACCGTTTTCTGACTCTACATAATCACCAACATTGCCTGCTGCAAAAGAATTAGCTGACGCTGTAAGTGTAATATTGCCATCAATAGCATTAGGCGTTAATGTAGCAGATGGATTTGTAGTGCTTAAACTAAAAGCATATTTAGGAATATGGTCAAAAGAAACATTTGAAATAGTCCATGCAGTATCACTTGCTCCACGCACTAATTGTTTTGGTTGCAAATCTTCTTCTACTAAAATTAATGTATCGGCTGATTGAGCGTAATCTAAATTAGCCAACCTTGCTGATGCTATGCCTGTTTGTAAAAAATCGTTACCCGAACCATTTATGTTTGTCAATAAAACTTTGTCTTTATAGACATACAATTTATCGTCTACAAATAACAACATATATGATTGCGTTGTAGAAAATTCAAACGGGATAAGACGCACTCCGTTTGCTGGACTGCCTGCTGGAATAGTATTTACAAACTGCAAGCCTGGTCGTCTGGTTACTCCGCCTTGTGGTTGTATTAATACATTTCTTGCTTTTTCAAGGCCATTGTAATATTGGTCAATATCAATTCTGCCTCTTAATAAAGGGTCTAGTTCTCCAGTCGTGAAGTTAGTTTGCACTTGATATACTTTACTCAAATTAACCTCTTACATCTGTTAAAGGAAAATCGTTAATTGTATAATTAGCTTTGCCTCTCCCGTCAGCGTTCATTGCTTGTCTCATATATCCTCCCCTTCCATTTTCAGGTGCAGTGCCTAATGCAACTGACTCCCAATATTGAGCTTTTGTTACTTGATCTGTTACTGGCTCTGCTAAATGCCAAGCCATCATATAAACCAATAACTGAATAAAATAAGCTGGCATCATTCCTTCGCTTACATTTGATGTTATGTAATCAATATAAACTGTAGGCTCATCTGTGTTAATAGATGGGCCATTTTCTGTATATAAAATTTCAAACATGTTAACAGGTAATATGCCTGTGCTTGAGGAGTTATAAACTTGAAACACATTGCCTGTTAAAGCATCACCTGGTAAATCATAACGGTATGTCCATTCGTTTATCGGTGATGTACTTGATTGCGTAAGTTCTGCTTTAGTTAATGCAAAACTCCAAGGGTACATAGATAGCGTCATATTTTTAACAGTAGAATAAACATTGTTACATATTTTTGCCGCATCATTGCTTGTGTCGGAAAACGATGTGATAGAGTCTGCTCCTAACAAATTTAATGCCTGATTACAAATTGTAACTTTTGTATCGCCTGCTGCCATCTCATCTCCCTGTATAATATGCAGGGAAGGGCGAACCCTCCCCCACAAAATAGCTACCTACTCTTAATCAGAGTCAGTCGCACTTATCGCTGTACCATCACCAATATCAACAACACCTGATGCGTTGCTTACTACTGGGTGCAAGCTAAAAGTCGCAGTTCCACCAGTTGACGCATAAATGTAGATTAAATCACCTACTTTTAACAAATCTGATGCACTATTAAAATAGCCTGACGCATCAATATCTGTTTTCGCATCGGTTGATGTATAGCTCCATATTTGGGGAGCGTTACCTGACTTACTTTGACCACCAATAGGCTGTAGTCCTGCTGCTGCGTATGCCATAATTTACCTCCTGTTTATTCTCTACAAGTAATCTCTACTATAGCCTCATCGTCTATAGCGACACTACCTGCACTGAACATTGAGTTAACTAAAAAGCTGGTCTTTTCAGGGATATAATTTATCTCTGTTTTTGTAGACATATTTTCTGCCATACCAACTGATGATTTATGAAAAGCATAAACCTTTCTATCTGATGAACCATCAATAGAAAGTCCGCCTTCATCTCTTGACCCGATAGTATAAAATTTAAAGCCAAGGAATGTGTCAATATCACCAGCAACCAATGCTTTAATAGCAGCATAATCACCTGAAATTGCTCTCTCATCGCCTAATAATCCAGCTAAGTTATTAGCATGAATCACAATATGTCTATCGTCTTGAGGTACATTATTAGCATCTAACGCTTTTTTAGCTGCGATTAATTTACCAACATTTAAGTTACTAGCTGCTGCTGAACCCGATGTAACAACAGTATTAGCTACTGTTGATGGGGATGATGCAGCAACGATAGCATCAATAATAAGTTGATCTAATCTACGGCCAATAGCTTTAGAAACTACCTGTACTAATTCTTGTCTTTCGTCAAAATTAACTTTTGCTTGATGAAAAACATCTGAATATTCCGCAGCGTTGTAATCTGACATTGTGCAGTTTACTGTGCTATACGAAACATTTAATGGAACTACATCAGTTTGTGGTAAACGAACTGTTGCACTACCTTTCCCTATTTTAGGGAATTTATATGTATTGCCTTCTACATTACTTCTTAACCTTACACACTCTCTAAGTACCGACTCACCTTGATAAGCCTGATGTACTTCAGCGTCAAATAATGTAACAAAGGCGTTAGTAATTGATTGTGCCATTACAAATCTCCTTTAATAATTTAACATTTTTGTTATCAGTTATCGCATGTGCGGCTGATGCAGTAAAGTTACTTACTACCAGAAGGCATATAAAATATGGTATCTTCAATCGCAAAGATAACCTTTTAAAAAAATAATTGCAACCTTAAATTAATAATTTATATGATACCCGATATCTGGGTTAGTAGACATGAACTCTTTTTTGGCGGCTGGTTGATCCGTATAACCATCTTTATATGTATAATAGAAAACATCGTCTGGTAATTCATGTCCTTCTACAATTACATGCCATTCTTTACCTGTTGGGGTTTTACCAATTCCATCTGGTTTGTATTCAATTACTTTATAAACAAACACTCCGTTGATAGGCTCATAATACCCACCAAAATACCAAGCATCCTCGTCATACTCTTTTTCTCTTTCGTAATCCTCTTGCATTTCTTTAATACAGCTTTTGATATAAGAATCATACGCAGATTTGTATTTTGATGTTTTGCTATCTTTTAAAATATATTTGTATTTATAGTCTGCCATAAACACACTATAACATACTGTCAACTATTTGTCAACCCTAACTTTAGAATACATTAAACTTCGTTTCCCCATACATCCCAACCTTCGGTTTTTTCTCTGGCAAAGAGTTCTATTCTTGGTAAATCTCCAAATAATAAATCAATTCGTTTTCTAACCTCATGTGGTTTTTTGCTGTGTTTTGTTCTTTCTGCTATAACTTTTTGATAAATGTTATTTATTTTTTTATATTTCAACATTTGTCCTTTAGTCCCTAATAAACATATTTCATAATTTTTCATTGTCCACGCACCTAAGTTCGCAACAGTTTTACCATTTTTAGTTATTTTTTCCCAAATAAAAACTACTGTTACATATTTAAAACCCCAACTTTCCATAGTTTCAATGGCATCTTTTATGTGAGCATCAGTAGTCCATAAAAACAAAGCACAGTCTTTTTCTAATATATTTTTTACAGGTAAATTTTTAATCCAATTTTTACTTTGAGTTTCATAATGTTTGTTTATACTTGTAAACCTTACTCCATTGTATTTTTGCAATTCTTTACTGCTAAAAGACCAAGGCGGGTCAGCATAAATAATGTTGTATTTTTTGTCTGGAAAATTAAAAGACACTAACCTAACTTATGTTCTTGGCTCTTGCACACCAGGAAATGCTTGGTTAAATTTAGCCTCAACTTCTCTTCTAAATTTTGCGTCTGTTTTATATCTTGGGTCAGACACCATATCGTATAAATCTTCTTTTGAGGTAATTCCTTCAACATTCATTGGACTAACAGGTATTGATTGTTCGCCTGTCAAACCTCTAAGTTTGTTTAGTACACGCAAACCATTTGCTGTTGCTCCAAGTATTTCTAGCTCTTCTATATCGGCTGGCCCAAAAATACCTTTATCTACCTGTCCTTTTATCCACGCTTGATTAGCGGTAATAATTTGTTCTGCGTTAGGCCCAAGTTTTTTTACCTCTTCGTCAACATTTATCATGTCTTGCTCTTCTGATTCTTGAGCGGTTTCTTTAAACATGTTAACAAGATTATCAAAAACTTCTTGTGTTGGTTTTGCTGTTTTTGCCCAATCTACAAATTTTTTAGCTAGTGGGTCATTCTCATCTATTCCTTCTAATACATCAAGATTGTATTCATCAGGTGCTTTGTGTCCACCCATACTCATTTTTTTTAACAACTCATTGTGAGAATTAGCAAGCTCTTCAATTTTAATTCCGTTTTTTTCATCCCAATGTTTATCAGCAATATAATCAGGTTTTTCTAAAGCCTCTTGTGCTGACTCTTCCGCTACCCCATCTAAAGCCTCGCCTACTGTTTTACGAGCAGATTCCTCTTCTATTTTGTGCGGCACTGTTTCTTGCTGATCTTGCTGAGATGTATCTTCTGTATCTATGTTTAGCAAACCTACTTCTTCTTGAATTTCACTCATTTTTTCACCCTCTCTATGCGTTGTAAAATTTCTCTAATTATACTGTTTTGCCCTTCTCTTGCAAAACCAAAATCTGTACCAGCTCCAACAACCCATGTTGGTTGTGATAAAGTTTTATCTACTAAATAATCCAACACTTTTTTTCCTTCTGTTGTTTCAAAAGTGCGAGCAAATGCTCTATCTAATCTTTTGTTGTCATCGTCTTTTGGTGCTGCTGATTCAAAATCAACAACATTAATACCTTCCCATCCATCATTCATTTACTACTTCCTCACCTGGTACTATTTGTAAACCTGTCTCTTCTGCTGGCATCTCTTCTTCTGGCATTGGCGGGCCTGCTTGTTGTTGGGCCTGCATCTGCATCATCTGCATCATTTGTTCTTGCATCACTTGTTTTTCCTCATCAGTCGTTCTTAATGTAGTAGGAATACCAAGTTTATCGCCAACATATTTAGCTATCATCTCTGGTTTTATTTCTGCCTGTCCTCCAGCTCCTAACGAGTTTGCTATTTGTGCAAACTGCATAACATCGTTAATGTCATCAAGGTTTTGTGCTTTAGCTAAAGGAGACACAGGGGTAATTTTGATTTCTAAACCATTAACTTTTAATGGAAGGTTTATCATGCCTTTTTCATCCATAATAGATAAAACTCTTCTAACTACAGGATTCATAGTTTCTGTTATTAATCTACCAAACGCACTACCTAAATTTTGCGACAATTCTTTCATGCGTTCTACAATTTCTGTAGCACTACGAGCCGACATGTTGTCTGGCGGTAAACTCTCGTCTAACATAATTTTTTTAATATTCATGCGTAAATCGTTAATAATAATTTGCGACACATTAAAATCTGCTGATCTCTGTAATGGTGCTAAACTTGCTCCTTGCGGGCCAGAGTTTCTAGCAACAGGTATGATTGCTCCTGGTGCTATTCGTACATTACTAGGATTTAATACGCCATCATCAGCAGCAGTATAAACACCGCTTATAGCTAGACTTGCATTTTTTAATACCAACTCTAAAGTTTTATTTAAAGTTTTTATATCAGGAATAGCTGTTAGTAACGGGCCTCTTCCAAAGACCTCACCAGGTACTTTCATGTATCTTGACACTACCCATGGGTTTTCTTTTAACCTACGGAAAACCAGTTCTGTTTTTGTCTTTGGGTGAATCACATGATAACAATAGTCGCCTCTTTCAGTGTGATAAATAACGGACTCGTATAATTCAACTAGATCAGTTTTTTTGTCATCTATCAAACGCTGCAACTCGGTAGATATAATTGCATCAGGATATTCACGCAAAATTGCCTCAGTTCTTAATTTGTATTTACGGTACACATTATCAACTGTGCCTTGCGGGCCTTCTTCTAAAGCAATCAAGTATTGAGGTACAGCAGTAAACTGAATAGGATTTAAGTCATCGCCTGCTTGAATAAGCATAACTGATGTACCTACAGCTAGGTCTAACAAAAACTCACCCATTGCTAGATCAAAATTACTTTGTTTTAGCATGGTAAACATTTGCTCTGTATATAAATCTAAAACTTGCTGCACATTGTCTTGTTCTTCTGGCGGGATATCATTGCCTGCCTCTAAACGACACCATTTTTTATATGGCGGAAATAGACCTGATTGTATTCTATTAGCAAACTTTTGTGTGCTATCTATTGCTGTAGAATCAAAGACTCGGTTCATTTTACCTTGCCCTGGTACATTTCCCTCGTAATATCCTTGGTACATGTTTCTTTGTGGCAAACCATATTCGTAGGCCTCTTCATAAACGCTACGCCATAAGTCCTTGCGAGCAAAAGCCTCTTTGTGTCTGCGGATTACTTCTTCTAAATTTAATCTATCTTTCACGATTTTTTATGCCTCGCTGCAAAATTTTTTGCTGATTCTTTGTTTCTAAATCCCCATTTATTTAACGCTAGTTTTAATCTTGTAGGCCTTCCTTTTTTGTCTACAAGTGGCCCTTCAATACCAGAAAACCTAGCGGCAAAAGATACTCTTCTTGGATTCGTGCCGCTTTTAACAGGTCGTTTTACGCCAAACTTTTTACGGCCTTTTTCGTTCAATCCTCCAGTTTTACTTTGAAATGCTTTTGCTACCATAAATAATTACTTTTTCTTTTTTTTCTTTTTCTTTGGAAACCCTGCTTTCATGTTAGCGTAAGCCTCGTCAGAAATTGTTGATTTAAATTTTGGCCTAGATATTCCTGCTTTTTTTCGCCTGTTTATGTTTGCGTATAATCCTGGTTTAGCCATGAGCTATCCTCCTAATATTTATACTTGGATTTAACTTTTTTCATCAAAGATGTCCTCTTACGAGACGACCTCTTTTTTTCTTTGTATGATTTTTTCTTTTTTACTGAGGGCATTTTATACATTTATTTTTCCTCAATAACGACAATGTTAGTTCTCCATTTAGGATTACGAATATAGTCTGGTCTTGTTCTGTCCATTTATGCTCCTAAATTTGTTTTACTGTCTCTAGGGTTTCTAACTGACGATTGCCCTAATGATGCGGTTTGTGTACCAGGCAATGTACCACTAATTAATGAACGGCCTACATTGCGGCTGTTTCTACTGCGTGATCGTCTAGTAGTTATTTTTCTGCCTTCTGGTTCAGTTTTTTTCGGTGCTTGTTGCACACCTGCTGACCCAGTTCCACCACCTGCAATCCTTCTAACTGTGTTTACTACGCCACCCATTATGTGTACCTCTTCGTTGTTTCGTATGGATTTCTCATCACGCCATCAGTCGGGGTCATTTCGCCACCCGTAACGCCAAGTTGAGGAATAAGTCTATCTTGCGAATACAGTAATCTACCGCCTTGTCGCATAGAGCGTTTTTTAGCCGCTAGTTTTCTTAACTCGGATTTTTCTTTTGCCTCAACAGATGCCTCTCTTTTGGCAAGTGCCTCGTCAGCCTCAGATGTGTCTACGGTTGGTACTTTTGGTGTTTTTAAAAAACTACCCATGTTTAAATAACCTCGCATACATTATGTAATCTTCTTTGTCTGGCCCATATTGCCGACAAACCCCCTCTTGCGTAAAGCTCATTTTTTCTATCCATTTGATAGCTCTAGCATTATTTGCTTTAACTGTACAGTGGATTCTATGTAAATTCAACTGTTTTGCTGTTGCCAACATAAACTTAAATGCTCCCTTGTGAAATTTTGTTTTGTATTTAGATAACATAATGCGATCAGGTATCATCCATATCTCACCTACATTAGGCCATAACTGAATAACGCCAAAGCACGCCATGGGTTTACCGTCAACGCAAACCGCATAACCGTACTCACTTGCTTTGTCCATGTGATCGTAATAATCGGGAAAATCTTGTATGTTTTGCAAATCTTCTGGATGCAAGTCCATAATTTTTAACAAGTATGAACGGAACGGCACAACCTGTATGTTGGTGTTTTCTATCTTAAATATTTTTTCCAAATCTGCGTAAGTCATTAAAAAATATCAAAATCTGTATTTGCGGTTGCTTGTTGGTATCTTTGATTTGTGCCTCTGGTTAATTGTCTATGTTCGCCACCTCCTAGCATTAGGTACATATACGCATCGCCAACGTGTGAGTGTTGGTTTTTAAACGGAGAATCTTTGTATCTTTCGTGGCCTGCTACTTGCACTCTGCGAAAATGATAACCGCCACTTAATGCTTTTCTAGTACGCTCACATTTTGCTGCAACCAGTAATCCTGGTTTACCATCAATCAATCGGTTCATTGGCATAGCTCCTGCCTCACGCCTAACTTTAAAATCGTTACTGGCAGTCGGTCTTGCGTTCATGCCTAATGTCTTGAGATGGTCAAACGCTGTTACTTCGTATATCTGATCTCGCTGCTGTCCTGCTGGGTCGCCAAAAATTAACACATCATACTTTGGAAATTTTGACTCTAGTTCTGATTTTAACATATGGCCAAACCGTTCTAGGCCCATGTCAAAAGTAACCAGCTCACCTAAAATAACCCAACGCCCATTCGGTAGTTTTTGTCCGAATACGGCTGCGGGAGTCAAACCAAAGTCAAGTCCGACTTGAATCGGTACAGACGGGTCAGGCTCTATGTATTCTTCGGTCATGGTAGCATCATCGTACTCTGGCAAAATGGGTTTACCTTCTTGCACATAAGTATAAATGCCTTGTGCATAGCATCTTATCCAATCTAAATTTTTTCCCAGCATAGTTTGTTCGTAATAGCCTGCGGGGAGGTTTTTAAGGTTTTCTGCTTTTGGGTTAGTCTCCCACCATTTGCCGCAACTAAATACAAAGCCGTTAGCCTCTGGATTGTCTGGCAATTCGTCTTTGGTTACCTCTAGCACACCGCCTGGTTGATTGTAAAACTTCCACGCATACTTACCTTTCATCGGCTCTTTTTCAGCAAGGTTATACCACCAATGATCGGAGTCCATTGGGTTAGTGTCCATCCAAACCCCTCGCCATGTTGGGCCACCGTCTGCTTTGGTCGGGTAACGGCCTACCCTGTGTGTTAAACCATCTACAACTGCTTTGGGTAACTCTCTGGCCTCATTGACCCAAGCTCCCGTCAATTCCATAGACAACAACTTACGCACATCTTTTGGCTGGTCTAACGCTAAAAAGATGACTTCGCAATCTATGCCTGCCGCTCCCTCTCTGGCTGGCAACTTGATATGATGCGTTAAGGGCGGACTCCAACGCATCGCACCCCATATATTT